GTACGGCATCTCTTGAATATGAATTCAATAATGGTTTAAAAACTACTCTGTTTGCTTCATATACTGCTGGGTAGGCTTTTGCCAACTCATTAATAATGCCTTGAACCTCAATACGTTGTTGTTCTTTTAGATTACTAAAATCATATCTGCGAGAAAGGTAATCATCAGTAGCATTGGCTACAAAGTTAGCCACTTCTTCAAGGGCTATCTGCATAGCCTTCTTTGTCTTAGCATCGGCTGGATTGCGCTTATCCTGATTAGCCTCTGCTAAAACTTTAAACTTCTTTTTCAAAGCACCTTGCTCAGAAATAGAACCATTTATTTCAGCCTGTAAATACGGATTAGCAGTAACCATATCTTTCTTGGACTTGGCTGCAATGTTAATAAGTTCTTTACGTTCTTGTGTAATAGCAGTAGTAGCAAGTCTTTCCTCTAATTGTTTTTGAATTTCAAAGTATTTTTCTTTATCTACGGCTACCTGTAGTTTGACTAAGTAATCTTCAAAAGAAGGTAATTTAATTAAACCCTCTGCCTCAAGAAGATTATAAACATCTCCATTAAACTCACCAGTTTTAGGAGCGTATATATAACTCATCTCTTTATAAGTATCTATAAAGCGTTCGTTATCACGAACATAATCTTTAACTTCATTAGTCATAGCAACAATAACCTTCCACTCTTTTTCAGTGGTAGGAACTGTATAAATAATTTTATCTGGATACTTACCAACATATGTTGCTACTGCCAAATCAAATACATCTCCAACATCTTCACCATAATTCCTTAAGATGCCGTTGTATATATCCCAAAACTCAGACTTAAATCCTGTTATGCCAACCTTTTTTAAGTAGTCTGGTAAATCTTTTGTTTCTCTAAAAGTAGGCATACCAGCACTTACATAGCCAAGTAAAGTACGAGCAATAATGATATTGCTAGTAGAAATTTTTAATTTCTTTTGATATTCATACTTTTCTTTTTCAGTTGCTGACTCATCTATTCCCATACCAAAAGCCTGGAAATATCTCATAGCCTGCATAATTGCTGTAGTTTGTTGACGGTCTAACTCATCGCTTGATAATTCTGCTTTATCTCCTACTAAACTACTTCCTGCTTGTAAGAGAGTACTTTGTATCATAGGAAGATAAAAGTTTTTATAATTAATAGTATCAGCAAAATTACCTAGACCAAGGGCTCCTACATAATCTGCAGCATCAGCAAACTTAGGTTGTAAAGATTCTGCTCTTTCTTCTGAAATAATACCTAGACGGTCTAAAAATGGAACTACATTGCCAATAATAGACTTTAACGCTAAAACACCAAATGCTCCTATAGGACCTGATAGCGCTGGCTGACCAGCATCAGGAGCAAAAGATGGATTTATAAGTCTTAATTTTAAAGATAGTTCATTGTAAGTAGGAATATTAAAATCTTCTTTACCAGTAAAGGCTCTTACAATAGGTTCTACTGCAGAATTAATAATAGTATCTGTTGGGAAGATAATATATTTATCGCCCTTGTCGTCTTGATAAACATCTCCAGCAGCATCAAGACTTGTGTTTAACAATCGTAATCTATAAAGAGTACGTAACGGTTGCTTGCCATAAACACGATATAAACGGCGATAAAAATCTTCAGTTGCTCTATAGAAACGGGCTACTGAACGAACAGCAATAGCCGTATTGGTTCTTACATTTGGGTTATCAACATACTGTAAAACTTCTTCTCCTGATTGTTTCCAAGCAATTTCAACTACTCTTTTTTCTGCGTGTGTTTTTCCAATTTCTGTAGCCTTGCCTGGGTTCATACCATTTTTAATTAAATCATCTTTATAACGTTTTGCTAACATATTTTCATATGGTTTTAATTTACCCATATTAACATCATATGCAATCCATAAAGCCTTCTGACGGTAAAAACCAGTTACTTGGGCATCCATAACTTCCATAGACCAGTTCTGCCACTTCTGAAGAAGCATAGGCAAACCACCTGCTTCTTCAAATACTTTCATATCTTTAACTTCGCCATAAGATACTAAGTCTGAATTAATCTCACCTATAGGATGCATATTAATTGTTAAATCTTCAAACTCTTTGAAGGTTAAACTAGCCGATGCATTTTCCCAGGAACCAGCAAAATCTTTATCTTCAAGAACTCCAGTTCTTTTTTTAGAACCAGCCTGAATTCTATAGTCAATTATCTCTTTATGCTTTGCAGTAACTGCATCTAAAAGTTTTTTATTAAATGCATTAGGTCCACCGTGAAAAGTATTACGCATTTCTGTTAGCATACGGTCTATATGTAGCCAAGCAATATCAGGTTCTGTTAATCCTTGCTGACGGCTATAAACAGTAGAAGAAAATTTAGAATTAAAAGCCATAAGGGCTTTTTCGTTAGTTGTTACATACCCACCAATTTCATCTGAGTAAGCAACCCCTACTTTACTTAATAATTCATTACGTGCTTTAACTAAATCTTTTGCAGTCTTTAAACCATTGTTTGTAAAAAAAGCAGTCGCGGGAGAAATAAATACTCCCTCGCCAAATGACTTGCTATTGTATGGAAAACTCAAAGAAAATTGACGATAATGAGCAATAGCGGTTGCTTTTTCACCCAATTTACTAAGAGGTCTAAACTTTTTAGTTGCTGTAAGGCCGTAGTCTTCATACATTTTACTCAAATTGCTAGGAGTAAACATAGTGTCTACTAAATCAATATCAATCTTGCCAGACATAGAAGAACGAGCACCCAAAGAATTTACAACAGAATCTAAAACCTGTGGATTATGTTTCATTAACTTACGAATATTTTCCCACATTTGTGGACTTAAGGTATCGCCATAAATTTCTTTAGCCTGACGTACTACATCTTCACGTATAAGAGACATAGCAATTTCAGACTCTGGTACATCATAGCCACGGCGACCTGATTCAATTTTAGCCAAACGCTTTACTGACTCATATCGCTCTAAAGGAGTAATCTTTTTTGTAGGGTCTAATAACTTGCCAAGACCAGGAACTTTATAAAGTCCACGGCGATACATACCAATAGAAGACTTACTACCTGTAATAGTCTCAAGAACACGACTAGGCATAACAGCAGCACCTGTTAAATACTGCCGAACGTTATACAATGGCACTGCCATATACATAAAAAATGCTTCGTCTACAGCAGAACGAATTCCAAGTCTTGGAAATAAAGTTTGGTTAGCCCAAAAATCTGTATATCTTCGTACAAAATTATTTCTTGTACCCCCACCAAGAAGAGTAGTAAAAGATATTTTAGCGCTTAATTTAGATTGTGCTCCATATTGATAAATATCATCATAAGGTAAAGGAGCAATGCCCTCTACTAGTTGACTTGGCCGTATTGCTCCTTTGCCTGTCAGTAGTGGAATATCATTTTCCATTCTAAAAGCAGCAGGATTAATTACATCTGCAAAATCTAAAGGAATTTCTGTGCGAACACTAGTTCCCATACCAAGTTCATTAAAGGTAGATGCTAAAATAGTAGCCATATGGGCTTCTCCACCTGGAGAACCACCCATACCAGCCTTTAACATTACGGCTTGATATAAATTACGAACTATAGTAATTTGATTTTCTACAGTTTCATCTAAAAAAGACTGTGTTAAGACATCGGCTGCTCTAGGATTGTCAAATACTTGATAAGCAAGGTTGCGAAAATCTTGACTTGTTTTAATTGCATCATCACCAAAAAGTATACGACCAGGACTACGAGCAAACAAACTTCCTATTTTATCTAAACCGCGTTGAATTTTAGAAACGCTTTTGCCTAGAGTTAATATTTCTCCAATAGCAGGATTAAGAAGCGTATCATCAGAATCTGCAGTAGATTTCAATAAAGCCATAATGTCTTTATTTTCTGACTCGTATTTAGCCAAAGTTTCAGGACTTGTTTTAGCAGTTATTGTAGGACTAAAAATTGAACGTGCTGTTTTTTCTATAGTTGCTGCAATTTTGCGTGAAAAACTAGCAGCAGGAATACCATTGCGGCGATAACTCGTACCATCTACACGGTCAGTTAATAATCTACCTAAATCATCAATGTCAGTAAAGAATTTTTCTGCAGCAACAGCATCAAACACTTGTGCTTCTTTGCTAGCAAACTCTTTAATAATTGAACGATTAGCAAAATCTGGAAAGTTTTGAGCAATTTCATTATAAGCAGCAGCGCGGGTAGCAGAATTATTCGCTTCTGAATACTTTTTAATAAGTGGGCCTAGTTCATCATCCCATAATCTAATAACTTCTGGCTGAGTAAATGCCCAATTAATAGCATCAGATGCATTACCATTGCGGTCTGCAATTACTTGATAAATATCAGCAAGTCTTTCACCTTTAGGTTTAAGACCTACCAATGTTGTTGCTTCTTTAGCGCTCATCTGAACACCGCGTATGCCGCCAGTTGTGCCTTTTATTGCAGGTCCAATTCCTATATAACTCAATGGGTCTATTAATAATTGATACAAACCATCAAGGCCGCCAGATACAAACTTCTTTGTTTTTAATACGCCTTTTTTGCTTTCTAAATCAAACCCTAATGCAGTTGTTAATTTAACCGCTAAGTTATTAGTATTTAAATTACTGCCACTTGCTGCTATTTGGCTAGGTACAAACTTATTTACAATATCTCTACCCCAAGATACTTGAGCATCTATCTTTAAATTATCAATAAGAGAATTAAATCGTTTAGGATTATCGTTCATAAACTGAATGGCAGCGTACATATCCTTATCAAACTTGCCATAAAGGTCTATAGACTCACCAGGAGTTCTACCTTCTGCAATACCACGCGCTAAAGTTGTCATAGCAACGCCATATTGTTTATTGTATTTTTGAACTTGTTCTTCTCGCCAATTATCTCTACCAGAATAAGTATCAGAAAGAACACGATAATTAAAAATGTTTACGCCTTGTTCGCGTTTTTGCTCTAATTGATATGGTAGATTAATAAAACGACCATATGTTTCGGCTGCTTGAAAAGCACCAATAATAGGACTAGCGCCAAAAGTAATTACTCTACCAGCAACTTGAGATGCTTTTTGAAATAATTCTTGATTACGACTTTGGGCGGGTTTAAACTCTGGACGGTTAGGATACATATAACTAATCGTTGATTGAACATCAGGTCTTAATTCTAAAAATCTTTCACGTGCTTTTTCTTCACTTAATTTCATTAGAGAATTAGCAGTTTTCCAGGCCAAAGCACCTTGATTAACTAGTTGTTGTTCGCTAGTAGAAAGTTGAGACTGCAAAGCAGCATTATAAAAATTAGGACTTACCTCTGCTACTGCTGGGTCAAGTAAATTCTTACGTGCCATTAACCAATGCCCCTATTCTGGAACATCATCAAAAATAATTCTGTGTCTCCAGTAGGGTCATTCTGTGCAATCTTACCGAGAGTGGTAAGCATAGTTGGTTGTTGATATGGCAAATTTAATAGTGCAGTATCTGTACCTGGTACAAAACTAGCACCCGTAAGAATATCTTCATCTGGGCGTTTAGAGTCTGCAGTAATAGGAGTAATATCTAATGGGCCTATGCCTACTGATTCCATTTCTCCAGAAGAATACATAGGAGCAGCAGTCTGTTGGTCATAGGTTGCTTGACCTTGTCCTTGAGGCAAACCAGAAATATAACGTGCTGGCTGCTGAGAAACATTTAAATCTACTCTCTCAGACATAGAACCAATTCCAGACACCTTTTCTCTAATATCTGCCACTAGTCCTCATCCTCTTCATCTAAGTATTTTTTTAATTCTTCTTCGCTGGGTGCTTTATACGCTACCCAACTTGGATAAGAAGATTTTTCCATTACAAAACTTAACGCTAACTCGCTAGTAAACCCTGCTTTAAGTAAAGACTTGTAGTATTCATTAAGCCAAATGCAATACATTTCTAGCGCTGTATATTCTTCGTTCTCTACAGTGCGAGGTTTACGAGCACGTGGCTGTGGTTTTTTTTTACGTGGTGGCATCATTACCTCCGAGTAGCAGTTCTGGCGCTAGCACTTGCTTCTCCTCCAGCAGTTAGGCTGGATAATAATGTTTGTAATGTTGGGGGTGCTTGAGTAGGAGCGCCTCCCACTGGCGCGGCGGGAGCAGGGGACATTTGCTCAACCTGTGGTGCGCCAGCAGGAGGTAATTCTGGAGCGAAGACTTCTTCAACAGCGTCTTCAATTGGCACACCCTTCTGGCGTGATTTAATTACATCAGCAATTTTCTTAATGATTGTAGATGGGTCTGCGCCTTGGACAGCCATCTGCGGTATAGCCTGTGTGTAAGCCTGCAATGACTGCACTAATGACTTACGCATATTCTCTATCTCAATTTTTTCTTGTTCCTGTGTTACGTTAATACCAAATGGTAATTCACGCATAGCAAGGTCGGTAGAAATTAAACCGCCACCAAGGGCTTGCAACATAAAGATAAGACCCTGTGCTGGGTTAAGTCCTGCCAACATTCCATAACGGACATCGGCTGAGTAA